ACCATTAGATGTAGTAGTTCCTGAGAAGTCATAACGATTTGTTTGAACCGTTTCATAGTCTTCACTCCCAAAATCATGATAAACTGTTACGTGACCATTACCACCTGTTAGGTCTAACTCTCCATCCTCATTTACCTGAGCTGTGAAGCTTGGATTTGATAAGATTGCGGTTACAACTGGCCAACTCATTATTCATAAACTCTGAACATATCATCTAGGATGTGATAGTCTTTTGTTCCATCATGATCTATTCGTATGTGGAATTGATATAGTCTTTCTGGATATAGCCCGCTTAATTTTAGATTCGCAAAGTTCCCGGTTGCATCACAACTGATCTTTGTGTATGTTGTGTGAAAAGGAACTACTGTTTCTCCTGTACGCACATCAACTAAAGAATAGTAACTTGAGGTTGGTAGATATTCTACGAGGGCAGCTGTTGAAGCTGTGTATGTTGCTGTAGGGTATTTTTCTCGACCTACGAATCTGAATTTAGGAGTTGAATCTATTTTATATATGCCTGGGTTGTTAGCCTGATATACATAATACTCCTTTGTTAGGTCCAATGCAGTTAACGATCCTGTAGTATGGACATCGTCGTCGATGTGGATCTCTAAACGGGGCTTATATATAGTAGAAGTTTCAGCAGAATAGAAATTTATATGTCCATATTTATTTCCATCTAATTCATGGGCTTCAGTTCGACTAACTAATAGACCCTTGTCGGCTCCTGAAGACACCTCGATCTCTTGTACAGCTTCTGTTATATTTACTCTCAGGTCTTTTACAATATTGGTGTTTTTTGATGTCTGTGCTGTTGACCCCGAGAAAGATGCCGTGGTATTCGTCCATGTGTTACCATCAGACGGGGAGTTCCAAGCGACCCCTGTTTTTGTAATTGGGGAATGAGTCGATCGACCAAGGCCGGGGGTCCATGCATCTTCAACAGGTCCTACTTTGATAGTGAACGAATTGTCAGGAGTGTTAGTAGTTGATGTGTATAAATTTAGAAAATAAGCTGCTGCTGTATTTCCATCTGTTGCCATTGACTGACTGTTTGTGTATAGATCAAAGTCGAGTAATATCTTGGTGTTAAATAACCCAAAGACTGCTGACGAGGAAACTATTTTATTGAGTTCTAGAATTTCATCCCTTGAGGTGTTCATCTCAGGATAGCGCTCATATATGGTTGCAGTATGTTTTGGAAATATCGAATATATCATAATTTAGAATCCTACAATTTTACCACGTATATCTTTGTCTGGGTATTTGACTTCAAAGATGCAGGGATCTTGAGAAGGGTAGATCACATTGTTTATTGTTGCCAATTTGATGTTATATGAGTTGCCAGAATATCCAGAATCTATACTAGCGTTATTCTTAATGTCAATCTTAGACACTGCTTGTACTCCTTCTACAACACTCATCTTAGCTACCAAATCACCAACCATTATCGGCTGATTGAATTGCCACTTATCTATTTCAAAATATTTTTTAATCATGTCGATAGTATTTAGCAGAACTTCCTTTCCATTAAAGCTTGGAAGGACAACGATCTCAAAATCAATACCAATATTAATTGGAAATCCATTTCGAATATTAATCCCATCTGTTAAGATTCTATATTGACCTAGATATGTTTGAAGATTTTTCTTTGTAGTAGAATTGGCATTCGCTAAATTCTGAGAGCCGTCATAACTCAATATATACAAATTCAATGCAAGGGGGTTTGGATCGCTTGAATTCTTAATAGCGTCGTCGGTTGCTACATAAGCTTTGGCTATTGAACCATACTTAGAAGGCATGGCATAAACCCTTGAGATATAATCTTCTTTTGTAACTGCACGATTCTGTGATGCATAAGCTGCAAGAGCATTATGTCGAATCTCCTCATTGGTCTCTGCCGATCTACCACCCGTTGCAGGCTTTTCATTCGTAACAGCAATTGATTCTTTTACAGTTGCTATCATTTCTGCACTAAGGCCATCCTCATCAAGATTTATAGTTTTGGATACTACATTATTGATTGCTCCGGATGTTACGTTAGAAGCTATACCGCCACCCTTTAAATATTTTATAGTCAGATTTGTCGATGGTGCTTGGCCATAAGCTCGGGTTTGCATCATATTGGCAGGATCAAAAGATACGTCTAATTGGGCAGCATTTCCAATCTCCAATACATTTCCAATTGTTGAGGGATTTGGTACTATCAGATCGTCAGGTTGTGTAGAGACTCCTGCTCCGAAATTTAGTTCGGTATAGTTATCCTTATTAATTCTGGTTGTGAATCGCCTTGCTGTACGACGTAACTTTAATAGGTATGGGGCTACGTCTGCATCTCCTGATGTTGTTGGGTCTACCGAAGGTTTATTAGCCACCTGTTCGAATATTGTATCTTGTGCTAAGTATGGAACTTCATACCAGATATTAGAATCTGCATCGGTGACGGACTCTATAGCTATAACATTATCAGCTGCTAGTTTGAACTTGTCAAACTTCTTTCTTTCTGATATGTTATAGGTCTCCTCTACACTTTCACCGGATATGGCTTTTACTTTGGTTTTAATTAAGAATGCATCCGGGTCGTTAGAGCTAGTATTTAGGGAATACACAGAGACTGTGGTTTTGGCAGAACCTGTATCCGAAAAGTTGGCATCTTCCAGGGTTGTGAAATCTACTGTGGTTGCATCCCCTGAAACTACCATCCCTTGGGGAATCGTCAATGCATAAGCCATATCGGGGATTGTTGAAGCTCCAGAACCTGTTGCAGGAACGTATAGATAAACACTCAAATCTACATATGAAGGACTTGTTGCTTTAGCCTTATAACCAAGCGAATTAGCTATGTCTAAAATATTAGCTCTTTCCTGGGCTTGGTATAATAAGCTTTCTCTTAACTGATAGTCTGTGTAATAAGATAATACATCGCCTACATAAGCACCCATTTCCATAAACATCATACCTGGCGATGTCTCATTGAAATCATTATATGTATCTGGGAAGTAGTTCTTTGCAAAGTCCACAAGACCTTCTCTAAAGTTCCCGAAGTCTCTTCCTAAATATTTAACTTCTTTTTTATTCATTTAAGTTACTCTATGCAAATATGATTACGGTTTGAAGATCCATTTCATTATCAAATATAATATAGTCAATACCAATTCTCAGTTCATTACTATCTATTCTATCGGTATTAAAATTTATATTTTTAACCGTTACATATGGTAGCCATATCTGGATTTGTTTTATTATGGTTTTATCTAACTTCTTAAGGAGTTCAGGGGTTATGTTTTCAAACAGCAGGCCTTGGACTCCAATCCCGAAAGTTGGATGGTAAAATCTTTCACCAGGGTTAGTTAAAACTAGATTCTTTATATTGGCTTTGACTTGATCTGTAGTTGTATATGTGGAGTGGAATACCCCACCTTTGAATTTGGTGGAACCTACGTCTTGGTCTCCGGTTTCTATTGAGTCAGATTTAGGAGTTGGATATTTTCCATCCTCACCATTTACCAAAGGTAGGCCGATCCCAATTGCAACATCGGGTTCGAAATCTAAAGGGTTATATCTTTGTTCCTGCCTAGCCAATTACTTATTTCTTCATAGCCTTTACTAATTGAGAATAATCCCTTGTGAATGCTTTACTTAAAGACTCATCTTTCTGTACTGCTGGGTTTGATAATAGTTCATTCATGCCAGGATTTGAATTTCCATTTTGCATTGCTGCAAATGAAGATCTAGCATCTTTGCTATCAAATGTTCCCATAGATTTCCAGTCTCCAGAGTCTTTGGTTTGGGTTAGGGCCTCATTTAATGACATAGGACCTGATGGTTGTTGCTTTGATTCAACGAGTGCAGATTTGACAGCTTTTTTGACTTCAAGCTTAACTACTGCTCTGATGATCTCTACTAATTCTTTCTTTTTCATGTAAATACCTTCTTATAGCTATAAATATAAAGTTATTAGGTAATTGGGGATGACCTATTGTTTAAGCGCATTTAGTTTGGTTGTTATTATTGCTAACTTAGGAATGACAGTAATAAATGGAGTAACGAATGGACCGCCAGCTCCGGATGTTGTAACTCCGGTTCCTTGGGCTATCGTAGAAACTTCGGATATTAGATCTTCGAGAATGTCACAGAGTTTGGTTATATCAGCTTTCCATTCGGGGGTTGAAATAGACACACCCTTCTTACCAGAGATTACTACTGAGTCTTCCATGGAGTTTAGAACTATCTTATCTGAAGATAATACTATTTGACTCCCAGCATACTGGTTGAGTTTTTTATAGCCAACAGGTAATTTATTTGACGACTCCATGTCGAGCTGTTGTGTAGACGATAGTATTATATTTGATGAGCCGTTGTTAAGATCCTCAGATCTCATAAGCCCTGATGGGTCACCTACACCATTTGAAATTATGGTTATGGGATCTCCATCGGTTCCAGAGCT